TCATATAATAACTATATTTCTGAGCTCACTCACAATTTTATCTACTTTATGACTGACGAGTGTACTAAATCTTTTTTATATTTCATGTCTCAATCTAATGCTACTACTACTACGTCTGTTACTACTGCGATACTTGATGGGACTAGGACTGCCGTTGACAGTCAATATGCTGCGCAACGTGCGAAGGATATGCATGAAACGCAGAAGAAGAAGGAAGAAGATTCCATTTTGAGAAAAAGAAAGATTGAAGAATGTAACACTTTATACAAGGTCTATGAAGATCTTAGGTATAATAAAGGATTTGTTAACGTGGATGAAGTGAGGGAGAAAACGAAAAATTTTGTTCTTGAAGACATCTTTGAATGGGAAAAAGATCGTCTACAAAGATTGATCAGTAAAGTTATTGATGAGAAACCTGATATTTTAGAATTTACTAAGGAAGAGGAGTACTTGAAGAAAGCGATCGAAAACATGAAAAAAGAAGGATAGAGAATCAATTTAAATTGGATGGTCGCGAATCAGTTTAGAGAATTTCTTACTTCTGATTATTTTTTATCATAGTATTGGACTATTTTGAAGAGTCTTGTGAATTCTATATAACATCGCAGAATACTGTACGTATGAGCAGATAACTACTACACCAACTTTGAGGCTATACGTAGTATTTATTTCAATAGCTAATCTACCATATTCTACTATGCGATCTTTATCATTCTTCCTAGAACCGAATTTTATTCCCCGCTCTCCTCGGTGGTATTCGCGATCCATTGCGTCCATGTGACGAAGAATCTTCTTTTTCTCCTTTCCTCTGTTTTGATCTTTCCAAGATAATTATATATTCTTTCTTTTATCTTTTCTTAACCCTTCAGATACATTATCTTCATCTCGGAATACATCTCTCAGTTGTATCCCTTTAGAACTTGCAAAGTCTTGAAAACCAGCGGCTATTTGGGAAAGGAATATCGAAGATTTGTTTATATTTTCCTTTTTGTTTGAGTTCTCGAACGATGTTGTGCTCGCAATGTAATTTGAGATGAAAGTCGCCAGATTAATGATATCTCCTGCTTGATTTGAGAAGAATTTCGGCACATTGTCGCATATCTCGCTTATCAAGAGACACATATCATCAATGGTATTGTGGTCGTCAAAGAGTTGTGGTTTGCTGGGATTTAGTTCTTTCAATCGTCTGACAAGGATATTCGCCAAATCGGCGGATGTGTAGTCTGCTAGACGTATTCGAATCGGAAAGCGACGATCGAGTCCTTCATTTGCAGCGAAAAAACAATTTTTCATGGAGTCTTCATATCCCGCCACAACGACAACGATAAGACCCATGCGTTTATCTAAAAAATTGACGAATTCGGTGATAGATTCGTATCCAAAAGAAGAAGCCTGTGGATCAATTTTCTTCCTGCTCTTCTTCGCAAGAAATCTGCTGCTGCTACTACTGTTGACGCTGCTTCTTCTTTTTCCGCCTCCTTTAAGTGCAAACGAAAATGATCTATCTTCTCCGTTTCTCTTCGTCTCCTTGCACTGAGTCTGGGCATCATTGTCCATGCATGCCATGATTCCATACGCTTCATCGATGAAGATCACCGATTCTAGACTATCTGTCAGTTGTTTCGCCGTCTTCTTACCGCTCTCACCGAGATAGCTTCCTGTCAAATCTTTCGGGGATATGATTCTTGAGCTGCCGGCGTTCAAGAGAAAGCCGCATTTGTCGAATACTGTTGATATAACGTTAGATATCGTGGTTTTTCCAGTCCCCGCGGATCCAGTAATGCAGATATTGACGAACGATTTTGTGAAAATGTCGACGTTGTTGCTCATGATAAAGATCAAATTAGCTATTTCGTCCCTTACGTTTCTTCTCGCTTCGCCGATAAGACCAGCGATAGCGATTGCCGCTTCAACAATAGAGTTATAAATATTTTTTTCAAATGAATCTAATTTATTCATTTCTTTTCTTACTTTAATCTGTTTAAAAAAGGTTTGTATTCGTCTCCTGTTTGCTATCTCTGCAACTAAAGTATAGTGTTTGTCGCGAACGTCGTTGATCATGTACCGTATATCTTCTTTATTCACCTTAACGGATATTTTCCCTGTGATGTCATCTGTGAAAAGCGCTCTGGCTGTCTCTACACTCTCTTCCATTTGTCTATGAATGTTAGCGTCGTTCTCCTGCATCATTTTCAAGTACATTTCTTCTTTATAATCGAGCATTTTCGTGTAATTGGAAAAGAGGCCTTTTTTCAATTCTTTCCATTCGTTGCTTTTATCAGATTTGAGGATGTCACATAGCTCAGCGAACGTGCGCTTCTTCATTATATCCTCATTGTTAGATTTTTGCATGAGATTTTTTAGATCATTGACATGGTGTTCATCTCGCTTCTTTGTGTTTACTCCTCCCTCCTCTAAAAGCTTCAAACGCGAATCTAATAGATCAATCGGCCTATCTACACTTTTTCCTTTTTGCTGTTTCATGAGCTTGAAAAAATAAGTACTTACTTTTATTTTTAAAGACGAAAATAAAATTAATGGCAAAAGAGATATAGTTTTCTATTTGAGGGTGGTGAAGGTGGTTGCGCAGGTACAGTATGCAAATAAAATAAGTGTTATCTAAATTGACGTCTACAATCTTCTACGTAGGAGTTATTACTCTAAGAACTTTATCGCAAATGCGACATAATCTATGGTAGAAACAAAGAAGAAAAGCTTTCTGACCATTTGATTCCTTCCTCGTGGTTTGAGTGGTACTATCAAAGGTCATATATCGCAGAATCCAGAAAAGGTCTTACCATTTTTCTCTTCGACTGGTTCAATCTTTTTCCGAACTAGGAATTTACTCTCTTCGATCTTGGTAAAGAAAATGGTCCCTGATCCATAGGAGGAACTCATTCGTGATCAAAGCAATTTTAAACTTCCCCACATTCGACGTAAATAAATTTTAAACTTCACGAGTCTCTATTATCGTCGGTTGCCAAATCGGAGGTACTTTTAAGGAAGCGGAAGCGGAAGACGGGGAAGGTTTTGTCTAAGATTGATGTGCTGAGGAAGTTATACATATGTAGCACATCTTGAGCATTATTATTAAGTTCATTTGGATGTCTTATTGAGATATAGTCTGTTCTTGAAAAACTATATATGTGTCGATCGTAAATATTTTATTATGTAAATTTTCATGTTCCTACTTAATTAGCTAAACATTGTAATTCCAGTCCGTAACTATTTTCGCCATGTAGCTATCGTTTCTATTCTCAATCTTAAAATGATTTGTCAATGTCACCAACTACGACGGTGAAGTAAATTTCTTGAAAAGTCGCAAGTATGAGACCATGATGAGTTTTGAAAAATGTTTGAATCGCATACTAAATTATAAGTTTTATAACAGGCTTCTTCTTCTCTCTTATACATATTATCTTATATAATATTTCTAAAGTTTAAATATCTGCTCATATTTTCAATAGCCTTCTTGTTACTTCCTATTCATATTGATGTGCGACAACGTCGGAGATCAAACTGAAAGAGCAAATAGTGATGGAGTTACAGGAGAGGTCGTTGATGCGACTTCACAGAAAAGAAAAGCAAAAGAGGATGCGACATCTGTTCTTGCAGAGAATGTGATAGCGAAGCGAATGAGAAAGAGTGCGCCGAAGAAAGAACCGAAAAAAGCGAAAGCAGTGAGTGCAGAGAAGAAAGCGAGAGGAGCGAGTGCACAGAAGAAAGCGAGAGGAGCGAGTGCACAGAAGAATTCTCACTCAATGAAGCAAATGAACGATCTCGCAGGAGTCCTTTACAGCTTTCATATGCCTCAGCTCCCCAGTTTATTTGAGTTTGAAGGAAAATATACGCCGAAGCCAACTTCCCGAACCGACGAGAGTCTAGTTTTTCTCGAAGTTCTAGACGAGAATTTTTCCCGCGAGTCCTGGAAACTTCAGTCTAATATCTATAGAAATCTCCACTTTGAAACCCGTCTCGACGAGTTAAGATTCCATATTGAGATTCATGACTTTCTTGCAAGGATTCTGTTTTGCGTAGATTCGATAAGTGAAGAACAACGATCCATGTTGATTGATCGTTTCTTTTTTCAGAACGCCGATTTCGTACAACGTTTCGTTTCGAGAATTTAGATTTAGATTTAGATTTTTTTGATTTTTAGTTTTCGAAATAATCATGTTTAAAGCAGAGCATCTAAACGCTTAACATATTAGAATAATTATAATTCATTTAAAAGAAAAATAAAGATGCATGGGAAAAGTATAACGAAGCTAGGCAGAATAAATACGAGCGCTCTTCTATGGCTAGTAACTTCTCATTCGAAAGATACGTTTCTCTAAATATTACCAAATTCTCCCTATCTCTCTATCAGATTCTCTGGTATAACATTTGTGACGTAAAGGTATCTGTCCAACGAGCGTACGATATGCAAGATAGTTCTGGACATCCTTGAGCAAACCGAACCAGACCATTCCTTGTGACGGAATCGAATGAAAGATGTAATCGTCGCAAAGCAGGGCATCGTATGGTCAGACACTTGAGACCAGATTCCGTTATAGCAGTATTGCAGAGATTGATATGCTGCAGCTTACTCCACAATTCCAGCATCGGACACTTGTAAAGATTTGTTAATGTCAACGTTGGAGATTGTCCTTTTACTATGAAACACATATAGAAATCGTCCACCCAAGTGGCGTCGCATTTGAATTATTTTTCATAAAATTCAGAGGGAAAAGGGTTAAAAATATTCGTGACAAAATATCACTTTCCAAATTGACAACATGTGAGTGCAAACATCATAATTTCTAACTACATAAAAATATAAAGCTGCTATGAATTCGGATATCACCTTTCAAGATGAAACTGTTGTCCAAAAACCGAAGGATGATATGTTTTCTTTCTATCGCATCAATGATTTCGAGAGATATTTCGATCCGTATGCGAGTGTAGACGAAGAAGGTCGTGACTTGGAGGAGGAGACTCGCGGAAAGGAAGACGACGGACACGCTTCTCTTCTTTTCAAAGAGAACGCGTCGAGAAGCGATACTTTTGAGTCGGCAAAATATCCCCGCTCCGTCTATGATTTCGCTACTATCCGACCTGCAGAAGCAGTCATTCTCTTTGACGAAGAAGTCGCAGCCCAATCTGAACCTCATACCTTGCTACCTAATCATTTCTCAACACAGTTTCCTCTTTCCCAGATCGTTTCGATTATCACGACGACCTTCTCTCAATCCTTTCCAGAGATTGCGTTCGATTATTCTCACAGAGAGTGCAAATTCAGCTGCATTTTAGCTAAAAGCGTTACCTATTGCAACTTCTCTATCAAAATCTATCAAAAAGTAGATGGAACCAATCATACCGTGGAGATGCAGAAGATGACGAAAGATTCATGTGGTTTTACCTTCACAGGAATCTTTGGCACAATGAAAGCCCGTTTGATCTCTAGCCGTCCTGAGGAATCTTTAGAGATTGTTGATGCTTCCAATCGTGAATGGAATAATTCGTTGGACATTGAGAATGACGTGCAATTGGTGGAGCACGAAATCAATGAACACCTGCTACATGCTATTCATTTATGTTACTCCGAGAATCGGCGAGAAAGAGAATGTGGAAGCAGACTTCTCTGTGAAATGTCTCACCATCCTCAAATGTGCTCTCAACTCGCCACTCGCGCCCCTGTAGTTGCAATGAAGGATTGTCTTTGCTCTGTATCTATAGATTCGCGAATCTGCCAGTATACAGTGTTCGCTCTTGGCCAAATCTCTTCTAATGATTCTCATATACCCCTTCTTCTCGAGACAGGTATCGTGCCCGTGATACTGCCTCTTGCTCGCAAAGGTACTTATCATAACCTTTCCGTGAGACGTGAATGTGCCCGAGTTCTCTATCTTCTTGCAACCGCGGATGTGAACCTATTCACGGCAAGTGTTGAGAAGGAGGTTCTTCAAACTTGGTTGCATAGCATTCCCGAAATAGAAGATTCGGATATGCAAAATAAATGCAATCAAACAGCGTCTCTTCTTAATGCAGTAGCTGAAGCTCAAGAAATGATCATATCATAAATGGTTGGAAGAAGTCGTAGAGGATTTTCAACTGCCTTTCGTAGTTGTTTATTTTTTAATTCGTTTCATGTACTTTAAAGATAAGACAAGTAACCCAATTACAAAAGCTATCATTTCATGAAGATATAATTCACTTTTGGCCTACTTTTCTAATTCATCTAAGGCAACATTGTGTCTCTTTTGAATTAAAGAAAATATTCGTGTAATTAATAATTAAAAAAGAACTTTCTACAAAAGAAGAATTACATCAACAAGAAAAAATGCCATTATCAGCAAAACACTCTTTTCAAATCATAGGAACCAGTTTATGGTGCGGATTAGGATTCTGCCGCGGGTTGAATTCTTATAAATATTCCCATGCGAAGGAGGAAAACAAAGAAAGTTTCTTGTATATACACTTTTTAGGCTGTGGATTGTTCGGTACATTCTTGTATGCGAATCCATTCTTCTTCCCATTAGCCTTGCACAAAGAAATGTATAGACTAGAGGTGAATGTTAGACATCTCGAAGAAGAGAAGAAGAGTAATTACTATAATCATTTGGTTTAACAATCTTCCTCTAAAACTTATAAGGAGGACGATTTTATTCGTTTTCCTCGATAAAGGGTTATTAATGAATTATAGAATGATTTCAGAAACAATTGATCGGTCTTTAAAAATTTTCTTATCATATTTGTCATATAATCTCTGAAATAATAAAAAACAACACGACAATGTCTGGAAATTCTACTCAACTTGAAGCTGAATCGTCCAATTTTTTGGAAGAAGTTAGGTCTGGATTTGCCGGAAGCGATGAAGATAAAAACGTATTAAATAATTATTCAAAAAAAGAACTTCAGAAAAAATTAGGGAGAGGATTGTCAACTATGAGATATAACAAGTTGAAGAGTAGACTCAAACAAAATATCGTCGAAGGAGTAGAACTTTATAAAAAAAATGCAGCGTCTGCAAAGTTGAAAGGAGCAGAATTTTTGAAGAAAAATGCAAGAACGTTGAAAAACCTAGGTATTTATGGATTGGGATTTGCTTCTTCGGCCGCTCTCAATCATCTAAAGAAGAACAAGAACACGAAAAGAAAGCCAGAGAGAGAATAGAAGAAAAAGCATACATCATACGTCATTGAAAAGAATAGGCAATCACGATAAAGTCCCCCGTCCCTAAATAATTATAGTTTTTCCAACTCCATTAAGAGAAAATTCAACAATCAAGTCGAATTTTGAAATCTATTTATTTTCTTGCGTCACATGGTATATATACTTCCAAAGCATTATCAGCATTACTACTACTATAATGTGGAAGAAACAACTGACAAGACGGAAAGAAGTCGAAGATGATGCGGAACAACTTTCTAAAGGATTTCTAATGCCCGAATCACCGAGAGTTGCGACTCTTGGACACAGTACAAGAAAAATCATTGATTCAAAGTCAAGTAGGAGGATTGCGAGGGAAGCGACATCTGCTGCTGCTGCGACGGAGTCAGGAACATTGAGGACTTTGAGGACACCGACGACGATTGACTCTCGATTGAAATCATATAACTTCATTGCAAACCAGCCCAATCAAAAGCGCGCTCGAGAAATCTGGTGGAAATTCTACATAGACCAGTCGAAAGTCACGAAAGAAGTGATCACATATCCGATTAACAAAAACGCAAAATTTCAACTTGGAGACGTTATTATCGACTATGAAGATCCATATGTTTCCGTCGGCTACATTGTTAGTTTCACTATCGAGAAAACTGGACTCGAGTACGGAGTCTATTTCTCTTACGCGGCGAAGTCGGCTAAAGCCGGACGAAACGACTTCTTTGTGTCGTGCAAAGAACAAGATTTGATTGATTACCTTGAAGAAGAAAACACGGTAACATATTTAAAGGATCTCGCAAAAAGCAGGAGTTATCATCAAATGATCGAAAGATTCGAGAAAATTTTAAAATATCAAAAAAAAGGTCGTTAAGTTCTTTTTTTTATTAACAATCACAAATTATTAGATCTACTAAAAGATAGATCAGAGGTCGAGGTTCTGCGCGGTTACGTCGTAATCATTATAAATATCATGTAGATAAGCAAACTATCTCATAGTACTAGCATAGCATAGCATAGC